GTTTGAGTTGTTTGTTATTTATATATTAATTATTTTTTTTAAATAATTTCAAATTTATTAGTAATTGATTTTTTTTTCTAAGATAAATATTATTTAAATATTTATAGTATTATATATATATATATAATGAATTGTAAATTTTATGATATAAATAAAGATAATTTAATAGTAAAATGTAATAAAAAATGCAATAAAAATAAATATGGTGGATTTTGTTATAAACACAGAGATAATTATTTATTAAAAGAAAATATAATTGATTATGATAAATTTACATATATTTCATCAGATTATACTATAATAAATTTAAAAAATACATTAAAATTTAATAATATTAAATCAAGTCGAGAAATTAATAAATATAATAAAGATCAATTATATTTATTAATATGTAATAGTGTAAATAATTATAGATATTCTGATAATATTTATAATATTATTAAAATACAATCAAATATTAGAAGATATTTAAATAATATTTTATCTTTAAGAGGAGTTGGTTATTTATATAGGGATAAATGTAAAAATGATGAAGATTTTTTTTATTTTATAAGTAAACAGGAAATTGAAGATAAATATTTTTTTTCATACAAAGATCAAAATAATCATATTTGGTGTTTTGATATTCGGAGTTTTAATAAATTAATAGCAAATGATAAAAGAAATCCATATACAAGAGAATTAATCGGTAATACTGTTATAAATAAATCAAAAAATTTAACTAAATATTTAATTAAAAAAAAAGTAGATATTAATATTGAAGAATTTAATCATGAAAATAAAATAGATCGTATAAGACAAAAAACGGTTGATATATTTTCAAGTATATCACAAACAGGATATGAAATAAATATTAATTGGTTTTTATCATTAAATATAACTTCATTGAAAAAGTTATATAAATCATTAGAAGATATATGGAATTACCGAGCATATATAACACCTGAAAATAAACGTATATTAATTCCACCTAATGGATTAATTTTTAGATATCCAGTTAGGGAAGTTTATTTACTAGAAGACAAATTAGAAATAATGGAAATAATATTAAATGAAATATCTAAATCCAATAATGCAGTTGATTTAAGTGATAAACAACAAGGATATATGTATTTTTTAATTGGATTAAGTGAAGTATCAAATGAATGTTTAAATTCACATGAATGGATACAATATGCTATAAGTGTTTAAAAATATACTTAAAACTATCTTATAAATACTATTTATAATAAAAACGCGGTTGAACACAAAAAATAAAATAAAATAATATATAAAATGCCTAAGACTAAGACCACCAAAACTAAAAAAGCCAAGACTGTCCCTACCACTGCTAAAACTACTCCTCCTGCACCTGTTCCTGTAGAAACTGTTGCTCCTGTAGAAACTGTTGCTCCTGTAGAAACTGTTGCTCCTGTAGAAACTGTTGCTCCTGTAGAAACTGTTGCTCCTGCTCACTTTGATTACAGTGATGATATTTCTGCTTTACAGACAGAACTCAAGGGTGCGGCTGTTGTTATTAAAAGCCTATTAGCTAAAGTTAACGCTTTAGAGAAGAGGGCATCCAAAGACAGAAAATTTGTAGAAAAAAAACTGAGATCTAGAACTAAGAAATCCGGACCTCCAGCCATGAATGGTTTCTCTAAACCCGGACCAGTATCAGATGAACTAAGGACTTTTCTTGGTCTTAGTTCGGAAGATTTAATTGCCAGAACTGAAGTTACTAAAAAAATTACGGCTTATTGTCTAGAAAAGAATTTACAGAATCAAGATGACAAGAGAATCATCCTTGCAGATGCTCCCCTAAGAAAACTATTAAGACTAAATAAAAGTGAACAGTTAACTTACTTTAATCTTCAAAAATACATGAAAGTTCACTTCCCAAATAAAGAAGGTGTTTATCCCACTCTATAATTGAATTTTAATATTTTTAATATCTTTTTTTAATTTTTTATGTAAAAATAATAATATTATATATTATTATAATGAACGAAGGTGAATCTAATATAGAAAAAAAATCAAGTATAAATAAATCATATTTAATACTATCTGTATTAATAGCTATTTTATTATCATTTGGAATAGTTTATATTATTAATAAAAATTTTTCAAAACTATCATTAAAAGATCAATATAGTTCAGTAATACCATTTAGTAAACCAATTAAAAGTAGTATTAATTAAACCCAAATTATATTTGCTCTATTATACCAAAAATAATATATCATAATAGATAATATTATTATCATCACAATCAATCCTGGTAAATTTCTTAAAAATATAACCCATCCACCAATTCTTATCCAATCACTATCAGATGTTAATGTTTTATACCAAAAATAACCTGCAATAATAAATATTATAGGAAATACAAATATAGCTGATTTATTTATTCTAATTTCTGGATTTGTTGTCACAACTTTATTATTTTTTTTTTTATTATTATTATTATTCATATATTATATTATTTATTTTTTTTTGAATATAAAATAATTATTAATTTTTGTTAATTCCATTAATTCTGGATTTTCTAAAATATTAATACTATTTTTATATGCTTTTCCTTTTAATAAATTATCACCATCTTCTTCTGAATTTAATTTTGGTAATTTATTTAAAATTGTTTCAAATGATTCAATAGAAGAGTCTATTACTCTATTATATTTAAATTTCATTCGTGGTTTATGTGGTTCAAATCCATAATCTTTCATTTTTTTGATAAAATAATCAAAGTTTACTAAATATTCATTTATATCTTGACCAATTGATTCCATATATACATTAATTTCTTTACCTAATACATTTGAACTATCATCTTCATCATTATAAGTAAAATCATCTATATCATATTTTTTTTCTATTTTATATATTATATTACCTAATTCATCTTTGTATTCAAATGGTTTATCTGATTTTAATCTTTCAAAAATTTTCATTCCATCATAACATGTACCTATAAAATAACCACCTTTTTTACAATTATCTCTAATATTTTTTAAATAACCATCTAATGTCTTTTCATCTTTAAAATAATAGTGAAAACTAAATTGACTACTAATAATATTAAACCCATCTGATGCTAATCCATTATAAATTTTATTAATTTTTGTAAATTTTTTATCAATTGAACTAATATTTTTATTATATAAAATATTTAACATATTTTTACTATATTCTAATCCATGATGACCTTCTCCCCAATTTTCAATACCATCCATTTCTTTTATATTTTTGCTTGTATCATATCTCATAAATACTGCTTTCATTTTATCTTGGCGTTTATCAAAATAATAACGATTACAAGCAACTTCAACTGGTGCAATATCCATACCTAATAAAAATCTACAATTTATTTCTGGATTAGAAAATTTACCTGTATCACCACCTCTACCAATAGATGTATCTAATATTTTTTTATTATCAGGTAATTCATTTGATGAACCAACACCACCAATTAATTTTGCTTTAATAAAATTATGAAAATCTCTTAAAGGTTTTGTATATGGTGTTTGTTTTTCTGATTCTTGATAATAATCATCAGTATTACCAGTTATATTTATTTCTTGTTTAATATTTTCTAAATCAATATCACCTCGAATCATACTTTCTTTTATTGGTGTTTTAATTGTTTTCCAAATATTGTTTGCTGCTAAGAAATGTTGTGGAGATATTTTATCTCTTCTTAATCTTAATGGTGTCCATTTAAATCCATTTCCATCTGTTTTCCAATCTTTATTATATCTCATTTCTACAATATCATTATTTCTCAATTCACTTTCATCTCTAATACATATAATTTTATCATTTACTAATGGTATATTTGTTATACCATAATCAATTTTTTCATCAGGTGGTGTAAATTTAATTCTATCATTTTTATTTATAGAAAATTTATCAGTTAACATTTTCATACATATATCTGAATTATTATCTTCTGATTCATTATAATATACAATTAATTTTACTATTTTATAATTTCCTAATATTTCTTCACCATTTTCATCTATTTCTTTATATGGATATACAATATCTCTTTCTTTATTTTTAATATTTTCTGTTTTTATTTTGACTTGAAAATCAATTGTATTTTCTGTTTCTGGTTTCCATTTATAATTTAAAGGCCATTTGCCCCCTATCATTGTTGGTGCATCTAATCCTGGTTGCCATTCATATGTTGCTTTTACTGGTAAATTACTTGGTAAATATATTAATCCATCTATTTTATATTCAAATCCATCATTTACTGATCTATCTAATATTCTTTTAGATTTTTCTAATATTTTTTTATTATTACTATTAAAATTAACTGATCCAACTGGTTCTATTTTAGTTGCTCCCTTTTCATATTTTTTAATATCTATTCTTAATATTTTGTCTATAGATAAACCTTCTGTATAATTTATATTTTTTAATTCTTTTCTAAATATTTCCATTTCATTTTCTCTTGAATTTTTCTTTGATATATATGGATATTTATGAACTGATTTATTATTACTATAATATATATCAAATATCATAAACAAATTTATTGGTTTTTTATTCTTATCTAATGTAATATATTCTCCATCTAATAACCAATTACCTTCTATTTTTTCAAATATTATTCCTGTATTTATAACATCCCATTGATTATTTATTAAATAACCTATCTTATTATTAATAAATAGTAAATATCTATCTCCATCTGCTTTTTCTGTAACTAAATAATTTTGAATTATATTTCCATTATATTCTATATTTAATTGATTAAAATCTATTGTAATTGGATTTGGTGCCATAAATTGCTTTTTTCCTTTTAATTTTTGTCCAGTTAATTTTAAATATTCTATTATTAAATTATCTTTTTCTTCATTTTTCATTATTAATAATGATTTTGTTATATATGAATTTAAATCATATAATACCATATTAAATTGATCAATTATAATATTTAAATTATCTTCAACTAATATTAATTTTTGAATTTTATCATATATTTCTGTCTGATCTTCTAAATTATTTAATGAAGTTAATTTTATTTTATTAAGACTAGTTGTTTCTATTATTTTTGGAGATTCATATATATTATTTACAGGTATTCCTAATTCTTGTAATTCATCTGTTTGTATATTGCGATTTAAAAAGTTTATAATATTTACTTCACTATTTAATAACATATTACCTACATATTCAACTTCTAATTCATATATTTCTTTATTTTTTAATATTTTTGCTTCTTTAAATGTTTTAAATAATTCTCTTGAATTCATTGCTTTATTAAATTTATTTGATTTTGTTACTGTTAAATCTATTCTAAATAAATTATCATATGTTAAAAAACTAGTTCTTTTTTTATATCTAAAAAATTTTTTTTCTTTATCCCAATTATCTCGTAAATTAATTACTTCAGGGTGATCTTTATCTAAATCTACTTCATTTTTTAAATTAATTCTATAATTATATTCTTCATCATCTATTGTATATCTTTCTCCATCATTATAATAGTTTGTTTTTTCCATGAATTCCATATTCATTGAATCATTTAATTTTTCTGTTTTACAATACTCTTTTATATTATGTATACCTACAATAGTTGTTCTAATATCTTTATAAGATTTTTTATTATATTTATCACTTACTTTAATATCTAATGTTGTTACAACATCCATTTTTTTATATTTATCATTACAATGTGAAATTAGTTCTAAAAATTTTTCTATATTTAATTTATTTTTATATATATATTCTAATTCTATATTATTTTCTAATATTGCAATTTTAAAATATTTTATTAAATCATCTTTATTATCATCAAGTATATTCATTTATTATTATTATATATATATTAACTTTTATATAATATTATCAAATTAAAAATTTAAATAAAAATTTATAATGAAGGTGGTTGAATATAATCTGAATCACTTATATGTTTACCTCCTGCTTTTTGTTGTGGATTCCATTCACCACTATTCCATAGTTCATCTATTTCTTCATAATCTTGACTTACTCTTGAAATTGTTGAACCCTGTTGTGCTACAGATTCATTTATTACTCTACATTTATTTCTTTCCTCCCAATCATTTATATTTCTCATTTGTTGTATTATTATATTATTTATATCAGGATCAGTTGCTTCTTCTTTTATTTCATAAAATGGATTAAATATTAAATTTAATTTATCTAGTTCTTCTCTATTTGGTTCATCTCTTAAAGATATAACTGGTTGTCCAATTGGTGGCATCCAATCATTTAAATTATTATTTGTTATAAATCCATTATTACATATACATTGATAGTTTTCTGTTGGTTCATTTGTTTCTGTAATTCCACCAAAATTTCCAGAGCATATTCTAGTATTTATATTTTGTTCTTTAATTATTTTACCAATTAATAAATTTATATCATTATTTATCATATTATTTGGTATTATATATTCTTTTACACCGGCTAAATAAACATTATTTAAATATTCATTTGACGGTGGTTCAGTTATATCATTATTTAATATTGATTTTTCATTTACAAATGGTTTATTAGAATCACTTATTCCATTTGTAAATTTATCTAATCTAATTAATTGTATTATATATCCAGATGTTGATAGTGATTCGGGTTGTTTTAATATACTTAATGATGTTTTATTATCATTATCAATTGGTGGGAATTTTTCTATTTCAGTATTACGAATAGTTATTGTTTCATTATCATCTTCATCTACTATTAATTCAAATGGTATTAAAAATAATACATCATTTAATCTTGAATTTTCTATTGTAAATTTATATTTTTCTTCAATTATAACATTACATTCACTTTCAATTTCATCCCATACACATCCTTCTCCACACTCACCCGATGTTTCAAATCCATTACATTCATCATTTAATATTGATTTACTCGAATCTCTTGATATTATTAATTCGGGATTCCATGATAATGGTCCATATGAACATCTAACACAATAACCATTTGGAAAACATGGATCTGTTTCACTTCCTGGTTCCCCTATACCACATTTTTTAATTGAACTACAACAACCTTGTTGTGTAGGAACACCGTCTGGGTGTTCTATTATTTTAAAATCTGGTCTACCATCTTCTGGTTCAATGCACATACCACCTTCACCAACTATTTCCCAAATACATCCATCATCTTCACATGATTTGAATGAATCATGGGAAAAACAATTTGATTTTTCCCATGATTCAATTGATTCAGTTGATCCATTTGAAGATCTATCTAATACAGTATCATTTATACATGGATATCCACATCCATTATTAAATGATCCACATTTGCCATCAAATTCATTTACTTTATCATTACATTCATTACATAATCCACCTGGACATTTTCTATTTTCGCTTATATCAACATTGCATTTATATTGCTCGGCTTCTTTTTCAGCTAATTCATCATATTGTGAATCATATACTTCTTCTTCTTCTCCGTTTTCTTTTTGTTTTAATATCATTTTACAAAAATTTAAATTTTCATCTGGACATAATCGTGATCTGACTTCATCTATTGACTCTACTATTGGAACTGTTTCTCCATTATTTGTATTACGAAAACATAAATATTTACCATCTAATCCTTTACATATTGGTTCACATTCTCCTTGACAATCTTCTCTATTTTTACAATTATCAATATTTAATTCACATGTAGCACCATCTTGGGATCCACCATAACATCTATTATTTATATCTTCTATATTAAAATATTCATATATTTTTCTATCAAATAATAATAATAATATTATTACTGATAATAATATTATTATTATTATTATACATAATAATTTTTTTTTCTTCATTACTATATATATATATTTATTATTAAAAATGTATATTAATTATTTCTTAAAGATTTATTTATTTCATAATATAATTGTTTTTTAGTTTTATTTTTATTATTGTCATCTTTAATACATATTTTATTTTCATCTGCTAATTTTATTAATTCATTTAATTTATAATTACTAATAGCTTTTAAATTATTCTTATATATTTCTAATGAATTAATATTACAATTTAATATTTTTTTTAAATCATTGATATTTTCATAATCATATTTTATTTTATCTATATCTTTTATATCTTCAGTATTAATTGAAAATACATTATTATTGTAATTTATAATTTCCTTTTTATTATTATTATCATTTAATAATATCATTTTTTTATTATATATATCATTTATAATAAACGATATATTATATAAATCTCCTAAATATAATAATGTTGATAAATTATTTTTTTCTTGTAGTCCTCTTTGAATTATTTTCTTAGAAAAATTACGACCATAATTAAATTTATCATAACATTCTTTAGCATTTTCATCAATATTACTAGCTATATTCATAAATACTGAATCCATACTGTCTATATTCAAAATAGACAAAAAATTATATTCATTATACAAAAAATCATCTATTTTTTTATATTGTTTATAATTTTCTTTTAATTTTCTACTTTTTTCTTTTGTTTTTTGAGTCCAGTTATTATCTACTAATAATTCTGTATATTTTTTATTATAGTTTATATTATTAATAATATTCATAATATTCATTTAATATATATATATATATATATTTTATAATATATTTATATAGTTTTTGATTTTTCAATTATTTCTAATTGAATTTTTGATAAATTATTTATTTTTTTATGTTTTATTTCTAGTTTTTGTTTATAACATTGTTTTGTTTGTTTAATATTATCTTCTATATTATTATTATTATTATTATAATTTAAATTATTAATTATATTTTCTCTTTCATTATATATCTTATTATTTATTTGATTGTATATTAGTTTATATAATTCTAAAATATATTTATCATTTAGTAAAGATAAATTTACAAATATTCCATTATTATTTTTTGAGTAACTAATGCCATTTTTTATAATATATTGTTTAATTATTTCATGATCAATTATATTATTTTTTATACTATTATATACATATAACTTTTTATTTACTTCATCTTCATTTATATCCATATTATAATATTATAGATCATTTTAATATATTTTATTAAACCATTTGTCCAATTACCTGTATTTTATCTGATTTATATTTATTCCTAGTTGCATTTACAACTATTTTTATTTTTTGTTTAACATTTAAATCATTTATATTTTCTATTAAATTTAATGGAACTATAATTATTAATGGACTATCACTCATATTATTTTCTCCTTCATAATTCGATAAAATATCGCCTAATTTTATGTATGCTAATACTCCCATTTTATTAATACTTTCTATATAACATTCAATAACATCTCCTTCAGTTGGTTTTAATATATTTGAGCTATATTTCACATTATATATTATTTGATTTTGATTTCCAATATTTATTAATTCACCCAACTGTTTACTAATTAATTTTACCGTATTTTTAATAACATAACCAATTTCATTACATGTATTTTCATTCTTTTTAATTAAAATTTTAATAATTAATTCTGTTAAATTATCAGAATTTAATTGATTTGGATTTAAATGTATTGAATCTGATAATATTTGATTGCTTAAATATGATATTTTAGTTTTACTAGACATTATAATATATATTAATATTTATATTTTATATAATATTTATATTTATATAATAATCAAATTATTTATTATTAAATAAATAAAATCCATCTGGTTTATTATTAATAATTAAATTAGAATCATCATTTATATTACTATATAATTTACTTTCTCCATTTATTTCATATATAAATTGATTTTTAAAATATTCTTTTACTATATTTTCTTTTTCTGTTAAATTATCATATTTTAATAATATACTATTAATTAATTTATATTTTTCTAAAAATGTTAATCTTTCTAGTGCATATTCATATAATTCAATACTATCATTAATCCATGATAGTATTGAATTATTATCTATTATTTCTTTAAATTTTTTTGATTTTTTTCTTTCAGTTCTATTTAATAAATTTTCAATTATATCATTTATTATTTTTTCTGGATTAATATCAGATATCTCAGTATTTATTATATCTTGTATTAATCCACTTGTTTTATTATTAAATGGTAATATTATTTGCTCAGAACTAATATAATATTTTAATTTATCTTGCTCATTTTGTTTTTTCCTTAACATTAATTCTAAAATATCACATAGATTAATGTGTTTTAATTCTGTTAATATAGATAATTCTATTTCTGATATTTTATATATTTTAGATATTAAAAAAATAATTATATCTGATTTATTAATTTTAGTTTTCTTTTTTATAATATTATTTTTATTGTAATCTTCTTCCCAAATTTTAATAATACCAGCATGACCATCACACGTATTAGAGATTCTTGGAGGTAAAGTATTTGATAATCTTAATTTTGTATTAAATACTTTTTGATTTTGAAATATTTGTAATTGTGTATAATAAAAATCTTTTTTCTTTTCATCATTTGTTTTTTTAGTAAAAGCACTAACATTTCCTAAATTCCAACTATTATAAACATTTTGTTTTAATTCTCTAATAATACTATTTTTTTTAGCTGCATTTATTAATAAATAATTATTACTTGCTTCGTCATAATAAAAATATTCA